TGCTGCCACTAATGACGTGCCCCACGCCGTGCCAGTGGATACTGCCACGCCAGAGGCTGGGTATGTTGTAGGTCCTGTCGGTCCTGTGTCACCAGTTGGGCCAGTAGGTCCAGTCCATCCTGTCGGACCAGTTGGACCTTGAGGTCCAGTGTCGCCTGTCGGGCCAGTTGGACCTTGAATGCCTTGAGGACCAGTCCAGCCAGTTGGACCAGTGGGTCCTTGAATGCCTTGCGGTCCAGTTGGACCTGTTGGGCCTTGTGGTCCAGTGGGGCCTGTAGGACCCTGTGGTCCAGTAGGACCTTGTGCACCACTAACAATTGCCAAGAACAACGGCAAGTTGTTTGCAAAGTTTGTCGCGCCCGTGCCACCTGATGACGTGATTGTTACTGGCACCGTCCAGTAGCTGTTAGCCGTGTTAGGGTTAACGTTGGTTGGTGTGCCGTTAATTGTCCAAGTCTGAAAGTTTCCACTAACGGTTTGGTCTTGGATTGTAATGACTTCGGTATTTACCAGTGTATCTAAGAAAATATCAATGTCAATATTGTTATCTGTTAGATGGTGGATATTAAGTTGTGTAGCACTGGTTTGTGTGGCGTTATTCCACACGATAAATCCTGCAGTTGGGTCACCACTTGTTATCGTGGTGTTCGCCTTGTATAAAAACAAACTGGATGATGAACCTTGTGGTCCTGTCGGTCCAGTGGCGCCTTGTATGCCTTGAGGTCCAGTAGGTCCAACAACGCCTGTCGGACCAGTGGGTCCTTGAATGCCTTGTGGTCCTGTCGGTCCTAAAGGTCCTGTATCGCCTGTCGGTCCTTGAATGCCTTGTGGACCAGTTGGTCCTTGAATGCCTTGAGGTCCTGTCGGTCCTTGAATGCCTTGTGGTCCTGTAGGTCCAGTTGGTCCTGTGTCGCCTGTTGGTCCTACGGGTCCTATTGGTCCTGTTGAGCCTTGTATACCTGTCGGACCAGTTGGTCCGGTTGAGCCTTGTATTCCTTGCGGTCCAGTTGGTCCAGTGGAGCCAGTAGGTCCAGTAACACCTTGTATGCCTTGAGGTCCAGTTGGTCCGGTTGGTCCGGTTGAACCAGTTGGTCCTGTTGCACCTGTAGGACCTGTCGGTCCTGCGTTGCCCTGTGGTCCGGTAGGACCAGTTGGGCCACCAAGATTAGAAATATCTTGCAGCTGAGTCTGCTTAGTAACGCCGTTTTGTACAACTACAGTAACCTCATTGCCCGTTAACGGACCGGCTACTTGTAGTTGTGATATCGATTGGTCAGCCATTTATTATTCTCTTTATTCTGCTAAATCGCCCTGGGCTCCAGCCGCGGGAGGAATGCCTTCAATAAACATAGAATTGCCGGCGTTATTTGGGTTACCTTGTGTTTGAATTTGACTACTGGTCCTAGCAAGACTTACATCAGGTCTTGGATGACGTAGTGTAATATTTTCTGGCTGAATCGCCGGCAAACGCCACGGGTCAAACTTGTCTAAATCATCTTTGCAAACTCTCATGCCAGGAAAGTTTGGGTCTGGCATTAAATCAACATACGCAAACTTTCTGTTGCATCTATCACAGATAGCAACAGAAAGTACTGTGTTTCCGCGCGTGTCTAAGTAGACCGGCATTAAGCCACCTGGCTGTCGTTCTTAATTAAAACAAAGTTAAAAAACGCGCTGACTGAGTTGTTGTTGGCGGTGCCAATTGCCGTTGCACCAAAGCAATTTTTTTCTAGTATTGCAATAGGATACGCAAAGTCATACGAAATTGAGCCGTTGTTTAATGTAGATATTGCCGCTACTCGCAAGATACCGTCTGGGCTATGTTGCTTTAAAAAAGCAGTAACCGAAGTAGACCCTGACGCCTGTCCGGCGGTAAGAACAGCTTCTGTTAAATATGCTGTGTAACCGGCCGGCACGCAATAGTGCGCCGTGGTGCGCTGGTTGTATCCTACAGCAATTAAATCATACAATGTGGCACCAACTTTTGCAGTTATTTCACCTGCGTTTACTCCGCCACTACCTGCGGTAGCAACATAAAATTGGTTAACATAAAGATATGTATTGGTTGTAGCAACAGCAGTTGTGCCATTTAGCGTAACAGTTTCGCTAACAACATTGTAACTACCATTTAAACCTTCAATATATACAGTTCTTGCCCCTGTCCCTACTGGGCTACCATCATCATCTGTGCTAGTAGACACAATATCTAATACCGAGGCAGTTGTTGGGTGTGGTACAGTTCCGCCATCGGGCCAGATTGACTCTTCTGTTTGGTCAAGGTCGCCATTATATCCAAAGACTGTAACGGCCGAGTGACCCATAATTTGACCGCGTGCTACTTGAAGGTTAAAGGGCTCGTAGGCTCCTTGAACGGATACGGAATGTGGGGGTGCTTGGTATTCTACTTGATTTGCCATGGTTTTTCCTAAAAGGTTAAAAGAGGCGGGACTAGCCCGCCGTCTTAATTAGTTATTTGTATAACCAGAACCGTAGGCGATGATAGAACCATCATTGTTACGTGCTGTGTAGTTAACGTCTAATGTTCCACCCAAAGAACCACTTGTCAATACTGTCACTGCTGCTGCAGAGAATGTCAATGTTGCGTCAAGTGGACCAATGTTAGCAATAATAGCGGCAACAGCTGCACTAGCGGTAAACACACCAGCGATACGGCCACCGGCTGCTGTTGGAGTAATTGTACCAATAGCGGTAGTAGTTACAACGCCAGTTGATGGGTTGGTAATGCTGATAGATACAGTAATTACACCACCAGTTAAACCAACAGGAACTGTGGTTTGATAAAGAGAAAATGACTCAATAATAGAACCGGCCGGTATTACAAAAGGAACTGCCGTGGTTGTGCCAACTGGGGCTGTTGTTAATGTGGTAGCTACAGCAGTTACGGCTGTAATTGGGTTTAGAATTACGTCTTGTTGGCTTATGCGTACTGCGCCAGTGTTATCTGGAGCAATTGTGCCGTCGTTTGTTGGGTTGTTACGTTTAAATACGCGAATTGGGGATGTAAATGTTGATGACATTTTGAGTGTTTCCTTATCTCAGTGGTTATCCCAAACTGTCTCTGAGTCGTCCGTCCGGGAAGTATCGGCGGTCAGAATGGGATGAATCTTCCTATTACTACTTATGCAAAAACGTGGGTAAAAACGCCCCTAAAACAAAAAACCCCACCGAAGTGGGGTTTTTAGCTCTATTTCCGACTGATTATAAACCAGCTGTACCGTAGATGTTACGTGCATCGTGCCAACCTGTTGCATAACGCTCAGTTGCCTTGTAACGCATTGAGTCAGTCTCGAAATCGCCTTCCATAGATTTCTCTAATGGGCGACGCATTACTAACATCAAACCGTTTTCAGCATCAGTCTGAACCCACCATGCTTTGCTTGAGCTCAAACGAGTAACAACGTGTGTACCTTTTGGTAACATACCTGTTGACTTGATTGGGTTCAAATCGTTATCGGCTGTGCCTGAACGCAATACAGACTTGAGAATAACTTCAGCTTGGAATTCTAAAGCTGGAGGTACTACTAGCTGTTCTGCCTTTAGACGAATACGCTTACCGTTGTTGTCTACAGCGCCACGAATTTGAATCAAAATCTGTTCTACAGATGTCTGAGACAAGTTAGCTGCTGTTGATAACTGGTTAGAGTAAGTCTGACCGTTAGCGATTGGGTGTGCACCGTTAACTAAAGTTACGCCGTCACCACCAACATAGCCGCTTGTGAACGCGAAGTTCAACAAGTTAGCGCATAATGTCTCTTTTGTTTCAATCATTGACTGAGCTAAGTGCTTAGCAAATGTTGAACCGATACGAATGTGGTCGCCATCTTCCATCAAAACTTTAGTCAAAGCGTATGCTAAGCCATAAATTTGATAGATGAAACGTGTGATGTACAAAGTACCACCTTGGTCGTAGCTAACTGGAGTGCCGTCAGGCATTGCAGGAGCTGCGTTCATACCGAAGAGCATTACTTCTTCATGATAGTTACGTGGAATACCGGTGATTTGGTCTACAAAACCTTTCCACTCATCGTCGCGTTGTTCATAAACGCCATCAAAGACTTCGTTGATAATCGGCTCGACTACCGCACGAAAGTCCGTACTACGCATTGGAGTTGCCATTGCTTATTACCTTTCTTTCGTTATAAATTAAATCGAAGCCTTAGGCGCTACGAATGTATTGTTAGCGATTTGGACTTGAACAATCGTGTAAGCATCACCCCAAGCATTTGTCTGACCTGCTGGGAATGCTACTTCACGGCCTAAACCTACTACGCGTACTTGACCTTGTACAGTTGTAGCAACAGGAGATGCTGCTAAAGCTGTTCTAGAAAAGCCAGCGCCACCGTTACCGATAGATTGACCATCGGCTGTTGTGTAACCAGTTGCTGCTGAGAAGTCATACTGACGACCTACAGATGCTGTAGAAGCAGAACCGCTAACTTGCGCTTCGTATACTAATGCTGGGTCTGCAAAAATCCAGAATACGATTTCTGTAGAAGCGTCTAAGGTTAACTTAGAAGCCCACTTAGATACTGAACGACGACCTTGTGAGTCTGTGAACTCAACGCCGTCAAATACACCGTACACTGTACCAGCTGAACCGCCAGTTGCAGATGTTGCTGCGATTGTTAATTGGCCAGAAGCTGTTAAGCTAACTGGTTGGTATTGGTAAAAAGCCTGACCTGAACTCAAAGAGTAAGGGGCTGTGTATGTAGTACCAGTTGTGAAGGTATTTGTACCCACAAATGGAACCGCGCGGTCAAGACCGCTTGGATGATACACTGGCTTCAGACCAAAGGGGAGAAATGTTGATGCCATTTATTTTCCTTTGTTGTTATTGAAGTATGTTATGAGAAGCGAATATCTCTATTGTTCGCCTTTGCGGTCTCTTTTTCCATTTCCAATAAGCCGCCTTCAAGAACTGAGCGTCCACCCTTGTTTCCCTGTGCAGTATCACGAACTTGCGCTGTGATATTGCGTTGGTGCTCAAGCGGGTCTTCTAAATGAAGCATACGCATTACTTCTTGATACACGTCCTCTGGTAACTTAAAGAGAACCATTTCGTTACAACTAACACAGCCTTCAAACTTGCCTGAGCTCATCTTACCTAGTGCTTCAAAGCCTTTTCCTAACTCTCCGGCTTTCACTGGCTCATAACCCAACGCCATACGTTTGTCGATACTGTCATAAGTGTTGGTCGTTGACAACCAGCACAAATGGAACCCAGGGATAATATCCTTGGGCAGGTCTGGCAACGCACTGTTTGCCCATTTATCGCGGAACGCATCAAGGCGTTCCCTACGTGCTATATCTGCCTCGGGGGCAGTGTTTCTTGACGCTATCACTTCACCTGCACGGCTTGCTAAGCGGTCGTCTAAGTCTCTTGTTGCGCTTGTATCGCGCTTAATTCTTGTGTTTGCCATAATAATTATCCTTTATTTGCTTTATCGTATGCGTTATATGCCTTAATCATTTTATTGCGTTTAACTGGGTCATCCCAGGCTCCCGCGTCTTTGATGGCATTGACTCTCTCACGGCTTAGCGTGACAGTGTTGGCTGACTTACCGGTTGGGTTGGCTGTTCTGCTTGAAGCAGTCGGGCCACCACGTTTGGTAGTAGAGCCAGTCTTCGCTGCATAGCGATGTGGCAAACGTGCTGTTAGTCTGTTATCCAACTCATCCCAATACTCAGGGTCTGCTGGGTCCCAGCCGTCAGCGGCTAATTCTTGGTCAACAACTTTGGCAATTCGTGAGTCTGTGTCACGCGCCTGTGGGTCATACCACTTGTTCTTGCCTAACCATTCTGTTGCGTTACGCTGAACCTCTTGTGTTACTGGGTTAGGAACGTTTTGTTTTGGTCGTCTAGCATTATCAAGCTGTTGTTTCTTGTAGGCTTGAACTTGTGCAAGTCTTTGTTTTGAATCTTGCAACTGCTCCAAGTACTCTACTTGTCCTTCTGCGTCACCGGCTTGTGATGCCTGTAACAATTTCATTTTAGCGTATTCGACGCGTGTTGCCTCGTCTTCAATCGCCTTGTCCACCTGAGCAAACTGGAATGATGACGCTGTAGATTCAACTGCAGCCAATCGTCTTGCCAGTTCTTCATTTCGGCGCTCAAGCGCACTAATCTTATGTTTTGCTGAAGCGTCGCGTTGCTTGGCTAGTTCTTTCTTTAGCTTTCGCTCTTCGCGTCGGGCTTCGCGGATTTTCTCACGCTCTTCCGGGTCTTCATCTTCGTCGCTGTCGTCATCGGAGGCTTCTACTTCACCACCTTCGGCGTGCTCTTCAGGCTCATCGCCCTCTTCTTCTTTCTCAAACGGGTCAACTTCTTGCTCTACTGCAATTAAAGCCGAACCATCTTCCTGTTCTTGGACAGGGATGTCTTTTTCACTCATATTATACTTTCTTCAAAGTTAGTCTACAAAGGCCTTCATTTTTTGTGCAAATTCAAAGCTCTTAATCTTTGAAATGACTTCACGAGCTTGTAATGTAATAAACACTACAGGTGCTCCGCCATCTTCTGGATTAACAACAAACCGGTCACCACCATATTTAATGGTACGAACTAAGTCGCCTTCTTTGCACCAAGGACCTTCAATCCAAGGGGCTAGGTCTTCTAAGTTCTTGTATGCCAAGGGGCCAACCTGCACCACTTTAGCTACCGTTTCGTTAAACCTTAACGTTTGCTTGGTCTCATCCACCAGGATAATACCGCCTTTGCTGGTTGTTTTTTCTCGTCTTAATTGTACAAGAACTCGGTCACCAACTACCTCAACGCCTGGGTCTACATTAGGAAAACATTCTGCTTCCGAACGTAAATCTGGTTCGTCTTTACTTGATATATCAAACAATTTACATTGCTCCTATAAGTCTTACGACTCTTCGTTTTCGTCATCTCCTGTCATGATGTCGTCTAAAATTTGAAGGGCTATTTGTATCCCTTCGGCTCTACCCACGAGGCGTTGATAATTCTCAAAAGAATTTACCCCGCGGCCTGCGGCGACAGTGTCCGCAATTTCCTGTTTCGTCTCTTTTGCAAGAGATATAAAATTTGAAATAATGTCCATATATTACTACTTATGCAAAGGCAGAATATTTTCCGCCCCAAAAGTTAGTAAAGACTACCGCTAGACTTACGTATGTTATTGTATGGACCAATTTTACCAGCTAATTTTAACTTGTTTGCTGTTAAGTCTGCATTGTTTGAGCGCTTTGAACCTGATGCGCCTTTTTCGATTTTAGCGTCAGGACCGCCGCCGCTTGACAAATTGCCGGTCTCTTGATACGTTTGACGGAAGCCTTGTAAATTTTTATCGGCCATTTTATACTCCTTGGGGTGGTAGTTGTGGGGGTTGTAATTGTGTTTCTGCTGCCTGTTGTTCTAAATTTTGCATGTGTTGCTGTTGTGCTTGGTTAGCTTGCTGTTCTGCATCTAGCGTCTTTTGAACTTGTGCTGCTTGTTCAGCAAACGCCTGCTGTTCTACCTGAATACCGTGCTGTCTAATGTCTTCGTCTGCAGAATTAATAGCATCAATCGCGCTCATGTTTTGCTCGTGCTCAAGTTGCTGTTGTTGCTGTGTTAGCTGACCCACAGCGTTAATCTGGGCGACACGCTCACGTGAGGCGTTGTTAATGTTAGCCAATGCAATTTCAGTGGCGTTAGCCTGCTCATCAATTGACACTTGAGTGTTGTACTTAGCCATAAGCTCTTGTACCTTTTGCTCCAACTGAGCAACTTTAAGCTGGTACTCCTGCTGGTGCTTCTGCATTTCCATTTGCATCTTAGTCTCAGACTCTTTGGCTTTACGTTCTGTCTCAGCCATCTGTGTCTTCATAATAACTTGAGCCGTCGGGTCGCTGTTCATGGCTTGCTCACGAGCAGACTGTTGGGCTTGCTGTACTTTTTGTAGCAATGCTTGTATTGCCGGTTGAGCTGACTGGAATGTAGCCTGTGCGTCTTCGTTAACCATCTGAGCAGCCAAGGCAAGAGCTTGCTGGCTCTCAATATCCATTGGATTTTCTTCGTGCAACTTGAGAGTATCTTCACCACCGGCAGCTTGAGCGACATAGGCACGCATAGATTGCAAATAGTGCAATGTTAAGTGTTGCTTGATGTGCTCAAGCGCTTGTGGCGCAAATTGAGGTCCGATAAGAGGGCTGCCGCCGTAATTTGGGTCTGCTGCATACATTAAGTGAATCTTAATGTGACTGATATGGTCCTGGTCTGGGTAGGCTGCCGCAGGGCGGCCCATGGACATTGCAACGTTCTCCAGTGCAGGATTAGATTCTTTAATCCCATCTGGGTCGGGCAATATCTCGTTAATTGCTGGGACCTTCATTTGCTTCAAGACACGACGGTGTGCCGCCCTCAAATCGTATAGTTGTGGTGCTTGAGAAGCCATTTGTAAAATAGCTTGTGCTTGCGCCATTCTCTGTGTTTCAGAGAAAATATTAGGGTCAGATACTGGACGGACATCGTTGTTCGCAGCAAAGTCGCGAACTTCAATCTCAACACCTGACTGGTTGTCCATTTCTTCCAAGTACCAGTGATTGATACGAGAAAGAATCTGGAATGATTTAGCTTGTGAGCGGTGTAGTCTTGCATGAATGCTAGAGAACACTTTAGCGCCCTGCTCAATAAGAGCTTGTGTAGTTCCTACAGGAGTATTGGAGTTTACTTCACCAATCTTCTCTTCTGCAGTAGTTACAACGCCTTTGGCTGCTGTTGTTAGCCAACCTAAAAGATTAAATAGTACAGAACTTGGTTGGTTAAACGGAAGTGGCATTGCCAACTTACGTACGTCATCAACACCTGGTGCTCCTTCAATTTCTAATACTTGCGTCGGCTCAATTCTATCGCTTTGGCCCGAAATGCGTCCGCCTTTGAGCTTAAGCATTGTCTGACTGTTATTAATGTGAGCAGCGTCCAATAAAGCACGGAGAGAGCCAGTAAGAGCAGCAGATAACCCACCAATAAGATGAGGTAAGCCAATAGCATAAGCACCGCGCCAAGGAATGAATTTATACTCAACATACCAATCCAATTTTGTAAGTTTGTCATCCCCGTACGCCCAGTTACGGCACAATGATAGTACTTTGCTTGTTGACTCATCAATACATAAAATGTACGGAGCTCTTCTGCCTTGTGTTTCCTGGTCGTCTTCTAAACGTAAGAAGCAAGTAATTTCATAAATACGACGGACGCCGTCAACGTTTTTAGATGTGGTAGACTTACCTTCAATCTTGTCGTTAGCTTTTTGTGCGTTTGTCTGGTCGTCAATGCTTAAATCAGATACATAGTCTGAGTCGATGTCGCGGTAAATACCTTGCTCGACACGTTGTATAAATACATCTTCTGTAATGTCTTGTACTTCTGTTATACGCTGTGACGTGTAAAAACTTGTAGTTGAATATGGCAACAAGATGTTATCAATTGGCACCCACTCACACATAGGACGACGTTGCTCTGAATCGTAACGCCATTTTTTAAATTGAGAACCACCTAAAGGTAACTGAGTCAAACATATTTCTGTCTCGTCACGATACTCAGGAATTTGTTCTGTCAACTGCCAGTTCATGAACGCGGCTTTGCGTTCTGCAACTTCTATTTGTTTACGGCTTGCTTCACCTTTTATTTCGGCTTTGACCATTCCGTCAGGAGGTAATAATTCTCTTGCACTTGACGCTGCAAAATCGACACACGCCTCAGCCATGACTGGGTGAACAACTTTTGATGCGCCATCAAATGTCGCACCACCTGGTGCATCTTTTCCAAGTCCTGTTCTACGTAATCCATCTTCGTATTGTTTATCACGCTCTTTTCTAGCCTCTTTATCTACGTCAATTAGGTCAAGGTACTCATACGCCAATGCGTCTAGCATGCCTTCGTCAAACTCTTCTGCTAAGTTAACGTAGAACTCTGGATTTTGAATAGGGCCTTCTGTTGGTCTGTAGTTAATAACCACAGAACCATCTTCTAACTCAATAACTTCTTCGTCAGCTTCACCCGGCTCAAGACCTAACACTTCTTCAAAGTGTTCAATCTCTTCTTCTTGCATAAGAGCTTCTTCAATGTCCTGCTCGTTGTCTAGTGACGGCAGATTAGAGCCCATTTGCATTGGTAGTTTTGGATTTGCCATAGATTATTTTAGTTTCTTAATTTTGTTAGCGCCCATTGTTTTTAGGGGTTTAATTGCCATTGCTTGTCCGGGTAGGATTGACGCTGATAAAGCTCCACTCAATGTGTCACCACGTTTAAATTGTTCAACTGCCTCAAAAGGTGCTAATGGGTCTAAAAACATTGTAGGACCAATTCCTGTTTTGGCTGTAATACCTTGTGGGTCCATGCTACCTATGTCACCTGTGATTACACCAGCTTGTTCACGTGCTCTACGTGGTGTCATTCCAATCTTTTCTAAGTACGGAGCAATCTTATCTGTAGCACGTTCTCTAATGCCGGGTTCGTAGGCTTGAAATTTTGGTGCAAAACCGTAAGGGTCTTTTTGCGATAAAGTCCACTCATCTAAATCTTTAAGGGTTGGCATTCCACCGTTAGAAAATTTCTGTGGCTCTTTTCCATAAGCCACCATCATGTAACGCATTTCATCTGGCGTAATCTGACCACCTCCAGCCTTCATGGTTGGGTATATCTTAACCAAGTTGCCGTTTTCGTCAACGTAAAAGTCTGTTGGTTGAACATCTTTTGGTACACGCTTCTTAGCTTCTTTAATACTTGGTAGTTGTCCGCGTTGGATAGTCAACTCATCCTGAATATATTGTGGGTAGTTGCCTTGACGCTTAGTGAGGTATGATTCTTCTACGCCTTCGTTACGCGCGGCGTTACGGAAGTCTGTCATTCCTTTTGCTGACGGTGGGCGTTGACTCATAATACCAACACCTTGTGAACCATACTGATGTCTTGCAGGATTAAACTCTGCAATCAAAGCATTCGTCTCGTCTGCGTCTGGATAGCGTCCGGTCTTTTCAAAAAACCCTTGCTTTAACTTATCAAACGCACCACCTTGCAATGCTGAGTTCTCAATGTTAGTAGACACTTCACCCAAGTAATCCGCTGATGGTGTGATAGAGTTGCGTACTCCCTCTTCCAACTGTTGACTTTCAATGTTCTTTACAACCGATGGGTCTGTAATATCTTCAACCACGGGGCGCAAGCTAGTTCCCTTTGTCGTTCTGCCAGTTGTCATCTTAGTTAAGAATTCATCTCTGGCAGTGTTAGGGTTAATTAGGTTTGGGTCTGTAGCCAACTCAAAAGCTGCTCTTGGTTGTGCAGACATGCCAGAACGTAAACCGCTAGTTGGGTTAGATAAACCTTGAATGTGTGACTTTAACTGCTCAACTTCTTGTGCAGAAGGAGCTTTGTTGTTTAACTGTTTATACTTTGCAATTGCCGCAGCAATCATTCTATCAAATTGTCCCACAGCCCTGCCTCCTGCCATATGAGGAATGCCTGCCATCTCAGCCAACATCTCCTGCGGTGTTTTAATTGGGTTCATATGTATTATTCTTATTGGGTTTATCCCTATCTCTACTTATGCAGAATACTGGGGGGATTCGCCCTTATTGGGAATATGGGTTCTCGCTCTTTTTCCTGTCGTCAGCGTAGTCATAGTCCCTGGCAGGCAATGGGTCCAGTTGTAGCCAGCCAGAGTCACGTAAGACTCGTAAGGCCTGTGACAGCGCATCCACATAGTCATCATGACCCCCAGACTCGGGGAACGAACACACCTGACGTATAAAACGTTTGGCCCACGGTGCCACTTCACCTGGCTTGTCTGGGTCGCCAGGGATATATACTTTTCCTTTAGCAATCAATGGCGCAATAATGTTAACACGCTGGACTTTATCAGCTTTACCTGGGTTGTATCCACGTACAGGCACGCCCGCGCCCTGTAGTTCTTGAATTAGAGATATACCAGCCGACTTATCTTCCATAAGGATGAGGTCTGCTTTCCTGCCTTTAGCAAAAGCATTGTCAGAACCGTAGACAACCTCCTTGAAGTCATCCATTACTTTCTTTCTAAGCTCTGGGTAAGACAAGTGAGCATCCCAGCAGTCCAACAACAGCACACAGGTGCCTGCGTCTTGTCTGTCAAACACTCCCCATACCTCGCACGCAGTAGGGTCATTGTGCGTCTTCTCGCTCGTGGCGGGGTCGTAGCTCGCAATGACATACTCTAGGGTAGGCGTCTCTTTTTTATCGTCCCACAGGCGGAACCACTTACGTTTTATAATACCGGCGTCTTCTGGGTCAAGAATCTCACCGTAAATCTCTTGCTTACCTAAGTCCGAGCCTTCGTACGTCTCTAGCTGTTTGAAGAACGTACTAGATAGGTTAGACTTGTTGTCGTACGAGCTGGCGTTTACCACATACACGTCACCACCAATCTTACCCTCGTTTAAATCTACAATCAATTCTTTAGGTTTTGGTGTGGTCGTGATGATTTGTTGCACACGCTCAATGTTAGGGTGCTTCAAACGCAAAGTAAACTGTACACCGTCATATGCATCATCCAAATACTCAAACGCACAGAGCTCGTCAAACCAAGCACCGTGGAATTGCTTACCACGATAACGTTCTGGCTCTGACGCAGGTATACCTTGGATGATAGAGCCGTTGATTAGTGTCACTTCAAACAATGACTTGTTGTAGTCCTTAATTAAAGATGGTGGGATAATGTTTAAAAGTCCAGAATCCCCTTCAAAACAGGTCGCGCGGATGTCGTTAGAAGTAGGTGCAGTGACCAACCATCTAGTTCCTGGATGTTTCCATGCACGAATCCCAATCCAGTGTGATGCGGTGTGCGTTTTCCCTGAGCCTCGACCTGCGAGCATGAGGAACGTGTCATACTCTCCGTCTTCGGGCTCTCTTTGGTGGGGGAGCGCTTGGAGCTGCCATTTGACTTGCCAGAGCGCGGCGTCGAGCTCTGTTTTTGGCCAGTGTTTGTTGTTTTTTGCAAAGTTGTCAAGGATTTTCTCTTGTTCTAGGGTTAACATACGGGAATAAAGCCTTCTCCGACTAGGAATTGAGTGCCTGTGTCCACATGAACGCACGGCTGTGCTGGTATTTTAGTAATTTTTGTTACAAACCTTCTATTTTTTCCGATTAACTGTGTAAAATTTTCATCTAGGCGGAACTTTAGGGTGTAATACAGCGTATTGTTGGGTGTATGTAGTACCGTCTTAATACCAAACGACTCTACAAGGCCCTGAATTTTACGCATGAGGTGATAGTTTGCGTTTTTTGATACGTGTAGATTGCTTGTCTTAGCTTTTTTAATGAAGCCGCCGTCAATAAGACCGTCAAGCAATTCTTTTCTTTGCTCAACCGAGCCATCCAAATAATAAAAAGGCAAGGTTGTAGGTATAGATACACCAGCAAACAAAAAAGAATCCCTAACAGATGGCCTGATGTCAAACAAGACGTCACCGTTCTTGTGCTTGTAGGTTTTTATAAAGTGACCGTACTTCCTAAAAGTTCTTTGCATCTTATCCAACGGTCTTTCTCTTAGCCAATGACGACCGGTGGGTGACATAGTGGCAAACCACACACCAAAAATGTACGGCGGTACCGGTAAGTCTTTGTGACCATACTGTACAGGCAAACAATTAGGGACAGAGTAGTTTAGTCTTCCATCCTTGTGGTGCAATCCATTATCATGTAGCTCTTGTGATGTTAGTCTAACCAAGGGCCTTCTCATTCCCCTGTACATCTTCCTGTCTTTTAGGCGCATGCTTTCGCCAAGTCTGTCTCTCCACTTCTTATCCTGCAACAT